TAATTAACCTGGGTTTTAAACAAATCATAATTACCGTCTGTTATTTGCTTTCTTATAGCATTAATTAAAAGGGCGTAGCTTTGAAACTGTCTTTGTTCTGAAATTCCGAAAACTTCGCATAAACTTTTAATTAACTTTTCTTGTCCCTCACTCAAAATAATGTTGTTTGTGTTTTCACTATCACTAACACTATCACTAACACTATCACTAACACTATCACTAACACTATCACTAACACTATCACTAACACTAACAGTTGAATTTGTTAAAGCTTGTTGGCTTTTGTTAACACTTGTTAACACTTGTTGATTTTGCTCTAGGTTGTTTTCTTTTGTTAATCGCCTAGCTTCAGCACTTGCTTTACCAGCCTTAGATCGTTTGCCTCTTATTTTTTCGTATTTCTTTAAATCTCTTTTTAGAGTCTGCTTTATAGGCTCAAAAACAATTTCAAGTAATTGATCGTTAAACTCAGGGTTTTGATCGTTAACATATCTTAACAAGTGTTTAAATACTTGGCCGGCTTGTACGTCGGAAAGTTTTTCTATTACATAAATCCAATCCGCATACGCTAAAAAACTATTTTTATCTTGTGCCATTAAATTATATTTTACGAGTGTAGTTAAAAAAATTAAAGGCTTAAATAATTTCTTATTTTGGTTTCCTGATCCGGTGTAAAATTTCTAGCACCCTTCAAAACGTGGCTAAGTTGTGAAGGAGACATATTGGCCTTTCTTGCTAAATGCTGTTTTGTTATGCCTAAAAGCTTTAATCTTTTTTCTATTTTGTCAATCATTTTTTAAAGTTTTTCAGGAAAAAACCGAGGCCAGGCGGCCCCGATTTCAACCTAAATCCTACTAACTACGAATGAAAAAACCCTTTCCACTGCTAATTTACAAAATTCTCAATACTATGCAAGTTTTTTACGATTAAAATGCTTTAATTTTATCAAATTATGGTATTTTAAAGCCAGTTCAATTTCGCCCTCTTTATTGACGTCAAAAAGGACGTGAACTCTTGAGGTTTGAGTTATTTCACCTATTACCGTTTTTATGTAATCTACCCCGCTTTTCCTGGTAACATAGGTTAATTCTATAAGCTTTCCTTTATAGCGCTTAATATTTGATGAATTATAACTTACTTTTTTTGGTGTCATGTTGTTGTTTTTCAAAATCAAGCGCGTTTTGTGCCAATTCGTCGTTTTCCTTTTGCGTTTTCTCGTCGGTTGGCCTCTTACCCTTAACCCGACCGAAAGCCTCGTCAACGGTTGTTAAATTGTCTTTAATGGAGTTGGCTAAACCTCGTAAAGTAAACAGATTATCGACGGTGATTTCTTTAGTGCTGGAAACATTTAAAACAGTTAACAGCTCCTTTTCGGTAACTCCTAACCCCTCAAAGTATTTAATAGACTCTTTAATACGCTCCTCCATTGGTTTCGTGCTACCAATGGCAACATTCTTTATTTTACTTTGAAGCTCGGCTGTTACGGCTTTCGGTATGCAAGTAAAAACAGCGTTACGAAAGGCAATTTTTGCGGCTGCGTTTCCTGTCATTATTTGCATATCCTCGTTAAACGTACGCCCCTGGCGATCTGTAATTTTACGCATAGTTTCAGCGCTTATCCTTACATTTTTTTGTAAGTCGTGGCAAATAGCCTGAGCGGTTATTTTTTTCCCGTCGTTGCCTATAATTCTAAAGCCCGCGTTTATGTTGCCCCATGAGTGGACTAATATTTCGGCGAGCCTTACACTTGGCCCCTCAATAGTTTTTCCGGCCCTTGGTAAGGCGTAAAAACATTCCTGAGCCGTTTCTGCTGTCATAGTTGCAACGGTTAAACATTCAGCCATAGAGTTTTTAATGTTCCTTGGAAATTTCTGAGCGGTTGCAATACTTACATCGACTTCACTTTTGTTGATAGCCTCAATTGCCTCAACACTTTCGATTTTAATTTGTTCCATAGTTATAGATTAAGTTTATAATAACTAAAGTTAATAATTTTTATGATATAAACAAAGGTTTTTACCTCCTTTTATTATTGAATGAATAGTCTTTTATTGAATAATTGGGTAAATCTATTTCTTTAACATGAAATTTATTATCGCAAAAAACCTCATAGCCCTCGTATTTTTCTGAGTCTTTACAGTATTGCCATTGCTCTAAAAGCATTTCATATTCATAACAGGCGACCGAAAGCATTTGAGTAGAGGCTTTATAAATGGCAACGGCGAAAGGAGGCTCTTTCTCTTGAGCTACCCAAAAAAATCGGTGCGGCTCGCCTGTTAATTGTTCCATGAAGTCAGTATAAATACCGGCCTGTATATGACCGTCGTGAGCTGCTACATATTTTTTTATAAATCCGTCCTCTGAGGCGTCAGCTACAGTTTTTAAATCAGCAATAAAACGTTTTTTCTCGCTTAAAGAGTCCATTCTTATTTTTACGTTTACGCCGTTTATTTGACCGTAGCCGCTAACCTCCTGGCGCCCCGATAATAGCAAGTATTTAGCAATAGGATCAGAAAAAAGGCGCTCTTTCATTGTTCTTATTTTTTCGAATGTTGTGAGGTCGATCATTGTTTTTCCTTCGGCCTCTGACTCTACGCCGGCCAGCCATGACTTATAAAAATTCGTTGCCCTCGGATTTTTCGATCCCTCCGCCTTTAGCTTTTCTATTATATCAGCATCGTTAAAAACATAATACTCTTTATCAAATTGCTCTGGCTCTAAAATAAAAGTATGATATAAACGGCCGAATATTAGCGCGTCAGTATCGCTAATAACTTGCTCCTTAAAATGTAAAGGTGATCTTTTTAGTTTTTTCAATGCTGAGGCCGAGGCATAACCCTCAGCGCTCAGGTAATTATTAAAAGAGTCTTTTAGTAGTTTCATGTTAATATTTTTGGATTTTTAATACCAATTCATTGTTAACAACCTCGGCGAATGTTAGTAAGTGTAATTCACCCGCCATACTATCGACATGCCTTAAAATTGTGCCGCCGAAATAATAAGCTGAATTTTTATCGAGCTTTTTTATAACTATAATCAACTCGCCCAAAATATTTGTTTCATATTCGGCTGTATAAGCGTCATTATATTGCGTTTTGTTAAAAATCGCCATAAATTGGCGTAAGTTGTTTGGTGTTTTTCCTAAAAGTTCCATAGCAGTAAGATTATTTGTTAAAGTATTTATTTACCAGGTTCCAGATTTCTTTAAGGGTAAAGCTCTGCATGTTTGGTATCATTGGGTAATTCATTTTATTATATAACTGCATTGCTATTTTTTGGCGAAGGTACCGCTGAGGGTTAAACTCATTCTCCCAATAAATGCAATTAATTCGGTCAAGGATCATTTCGCTGTTTATCATAGTTTTAAGATTAAAAGTTTAACCAAATTTAATAATAAAATTAACACCATGCAAGTATTTTATGTTAAAAAGGTAATTTTTCTTTTGGTTCAAGTGCTTTTAAAGTTATTCGGTAATCTCTTTTAAGTTTTTCATCTATTGCCAGCCGGATAAACAAAGACTTTTTAAAGCCTTTTGATTGCAATATGTTTAAAGCGTTATCCTGATCTTTAGTTAGTCTTATTGGATAGGCTTTTGTTAATCCTTTGTAGCTCATATGTTTAGGTTTAATTTGTTATACAAAAGGTGCATATATAACGTAGTTAGCAACAATGCCTAAAATCTATATCAAACATTGCGCTAACTTGGTACTTCATCTCACTATTAAAAAGGCACAGTTGCTAACAAGCAACATAGGTAATGCGCCTTTTCTCGTAGGTAATTCAGTGCGTAATTGGGGCAATTAAAAAACAAAAGCCCTCACATGATTCTTGATGATATTTTTAGGTTTGCAAACTTTTTTGCAGCGGTCAGGCTGTCGAACCTTGCTATTTCAGCATCTCTGTTGATGTATTCATTGCAGAATACCAGTTCTGCAAGTCGCCTTGTTTTTGTTGGCGTCTGCTGTTTTTCAACTTCCACATACTTGGTAGTACTTCCACTAACTCCTATTGTTCTCTCTACTTTTAATTCAACTTTTTCCATCGCTATTTTTGTTTTTAATTAGTACTTCGTTTCAACTTCTGTGCGTAATCGGTTGGGCGCACATACCTATGTTGCAAGTCGTTGTACGCAATGCTAAAAATCTAATTATTATACTAGACTTTTAACATTTACGCCTTGTAAAAAAAGCACAGCGTACAACACGGTATATAAAAAATGGCTGCTATCGTTCATTTAATATAGTTCCGTGCTATACTGGGCGTAAAAGAAAATCCCACGCTACAAATCAACCATATCCAAACCCTCACCACATCTGCAATAATCTGCACGTAGGTTGCAGCAGTCGCAAATAGCAATTTCAACACCGCCATGCGAATCCCAACTTGGGTCATCCATCGCTATATTATCTTGCATGCTTTCGTAATCTGGAAAACCTCTACGTCTTGCAAAGGCATTCGCCCCACGCTCATAAGCTTCTGCTTGGTAATTAGCTCTTTTTATATTATTAGCAGCAACTCGTTCTGGGTTGTAATTAGGCTTGCTTTTTTCACGCTTATTCGCTGCGCACTTTTTCGAGCAACATAAACCCCACCCACGTTTTAAGTTGCGGTTATCTGCCATGTATTCTTTTCCGCAATAGTCGCATTTTCTTTTTGTGTATCCCATCGCTATTTTTCTTTTACTTGTTAGTTTTTCAATTTATCATTCGTGCGTAAAGTCGCCACATTTCATATACCAATTCGTTGTATGCAATGGCTAAATCATCACATCCCTAACATATTTACCACAGGATGGGCAGTTGTTTACTCGATACATTACTTCATCTGAATGACCTTTTATGTAAGGCACACATTTAGTTCCATCTTCAAGTTTCATCCATCCTAAGTTCATTTTTTCTAACACGCCACAGCATACAACACCGTGTATAGTGCATGGCTTAGTTTCTAAGTTGTTTAATGTTTTTTCCATTTTATTAAGTTTTTTATGTTATTGATAATTTGGTGCTATTTATACGCCACGACACCATACACGTGGCACGTTATAAGCAAGCTGGGCGAAAGGCGACTTAATCAATACTTCAGGTTGCAGCCCTTCAAAACTTCGCTCCTTTCTCTCTGCCTCTGCAAAAGCAGCCCAGCCAGCTAATAACAGCAAATATAAGTAACAAAAATTACTCACCTTCTGCTATCTTGTTATTTTGTTCTTCCAATTCATCAGCAAGCTCTCGTAATGCCGTAATAAAATCAGGTTCTATTTTAGAGTATAGGTTTGTAACTTCTTCTGTTATTTCAGCACCATCTATACTAACAGTCACTTCTATTATACTTGAAGCAAAGTGCCCTGTATGTCCAATGTGTTTTGTTTTAAATTCCATAATATTTTATTACTAGTTTAGTGTTTCAATTCCGTAATTTTGGCTACTCATATTTGCATCTCGTTAGCGTTAATGCCAAAACTTTAATTTAACATTTGTGCCAATTTGAACAGCCGTTGCAGCTAAGCAAAAGGCACATAACGCTAACAACGGGTAAAAACAATACTTATTTCAGTTTTTTGATGAAACTTTCTACAAGTTAGACCAAAAAATAAAAAGCCCGCGCGCCTTGGTTTTTTCAAAACCATTAGAACAAAGTCGGTATTTCATGGTTGCTGTGTTTTATAATTCCAAGTGCAGTTGCTAATATTGTCTTTCCAGCTTCATAATCAACAAGGTTCCTGGCAATTTTATCTTTGCGCTGCTCTCCATTGTAGTCATTAACATTTATTTCGTGAAATTCACAAAGCTTTTTTACTTCATCCTTGCCGCTGCCAATTAATACTTTTCGTGTTGTCAATACATTAGGCAAATTAAAGTTAGTCCAATATAAATGCCTATGTCTTTTTTTAGCTGGTATCAATGGTTCGTAATACGGTATTACATTTTCAACTACATATTTGCCTTTGTAAAATGAGTTTAAAAATATAATCTCTTGGTAAAGCTTCATATCTGGGTATTGCATTTCCCTAGTCGTATGCATGCTCATTTGTATTCTAGTGTGTGTCGGGCATGGTGGCGAAGTCCATATAAAATTATATTCTTTGTAATGGTCTAATAAATATTGGTGTGCATCTGCAATTATTACAATATCATTTGGGAATCGCTCACGGTACATCCTGGCTAATTCTGGGTCAAGTTCAACGGCTGTAACTTCAATTTCAATTCCTAATTGTTTTGCCACTTCATCCCACTTATAGCGGTTTCCGCCTAAACATGCGTAAAGGTTTAATATTCTAAATTTCCCCTCCCCTTTTTTTATTTTTTTACATTCGTTCATTTAATGAATTTTTATCTGTTATTGTCGTACTGTTCTTACCCAAACCGTTGTAGTTCATTAAAACGAAACTACAACACATTATATAAATAATGCGCTGTAGCTCGTATCAACATTTTGCCTACGCACCCACTTTTTCAATCCTCAGTATCAAAATATCAAGGTAGGCGTTCATTGCGTTTAGTTGCGCTCTAAGCAACATCTGGTTATCAAAGTCCAGTTCTTCAAATGTTGTTGTACCTGTAAAGCTTGCAAGCTTCAATGTTTTGTCTTCAAGTTGCTTTTTCTCTTCAACTAATCTTGTTTTAAAATCACTCATTTTATTAAGTATTGCCCACGCTCGCAATCCGTGGAGGTTTATAACTCGTATGTAGTGTAGTGCGTATGCGAGGGCGCACTATTCATATAATTAAACGTTACCGGCAATACTACGTTAGTACTCTTTTACAGGCAGTTTCGTAATGTTCAGGGTCTTGCTCCATCATAATATAATCTCGTTTAAGATTTTTTGCTCCAAGTCCAGTAGTTCCGCTACCACAAGTATTATCAAGTATCAAATCTCCTTTGTTAGTGTAAGTTCGTATCATATACTCAATTAAAGATAATGGCTTTTGAGTCGGGTGTAATTTACTTTTTTGTTTATCGCTCGCAAAAACCTGTACACTTCTTGGGTATCTTTCGGTGCTATCATAGGTCGTCAACTTCTGCCCCTTATTATAAACCTCACTTTCCTTGCAGTTGGTTTTATGTTCTGCTTTACTAACCTTTCTTTCGTGTCCACTTGTTTTTTGTGGGTTATAAGTTGGGGGCTTCTTGTAAAAAACCAACAAATTCTCGTGTGCTTTCATTGGCATTTTTTTAGCGTTCAAATGTCCTGTGGCAGAAGTCTTCTCCCAAATCCATTCATACTTCAGTAGTTTTAGGTTGCTCGCTCCAAGTACCTTATCAAATGGGCTTTGTGCAAATAGAAGAATAACGCCATTATCTTTAATCATTCTTTCATATTCGCTCCACAATTTAGGTAAGTTAATTACACTATCCCACTTGCATTTTGTAGTTCCGTAAGGTAAATCGCAAAAAATCATATCAATACTGTTGTCATCAATAAGTTTCGGCATCAATTCAAGGCAATCCCCTTTATGTATCGTGTTTCTAATCATATTTCGTTTTTAATTAATCCGTACAGCAGGTAACAATGTATATAGTGCAGCTTCCTATCGTCAGCCGACACCATATACTAATCGTTGTAGCGCAAGCGGCCTAACTTATAAACCCGAAAACAGGCCGCCAACGTACAACAGCAAATAAAAATCATACACTCACTTTGCTTGAAGTTTCTGCCACCGCACCGTTCAAAATTTCATCCATTGCAAAGGGTAGGCATAATTGGTTATCTGGTATATCATCAATTGGCTTTATATCATCATAATTGAAACCGCGACCATCATCATCTATCATCATCATACAAGACCAACTAAGTCTACCATTTTTATAACCGATCTGCTTTGCGGTTTCTTCCGGCATCTCCCCTGTAACAAATGCAAAATCTAAATCAAACTTTAATTTACATTCCTTGCCTTGCTCAACTAGCTTTTTTGTTTCGTCAAAGTCTGGATATTCTTCTTCTCCTGGTTTTGGTTTGTAGGCTCTTTTGCATTGCTCACAATTATTACAAAGCCAGTCCATTGCTTCAGTGCCACAACTAAAAGGTGTTATCATTTTTGCCATCACACGGTTATTTGAGTTTAGTAACTATTATTAATCTTTTCCTAAATTTCATAGTGTACGCTTCTTATTTGCATACCGTTGTTTAGTTAGTATTACTATCCATTTAACGTTATTTTTAAACGACATCGCTATTAATTGCGTTTATTACATCAGGCTCTAAATAAACAAGTGTTAGCCCATCCTCAGACTGAACTAAGCTAAATTCGATAAGGCCATTAATATAAACAGGATTATCTTTTTGTACCATCCTGTTAACAATGCTCTGAAACGTTGCGCGGTTTATATTTAACAATCGCGCCGCCTCGCTCTGCCTATAAATGTTGTCTAGTTTTAAGATCATAATTATTTAAGTGTTTATTTTTTCATAAAATTAATGCTTTTAATTGACTTATGCAATTATTTTATGTATTGTTTTATGTTTAGCGTTAATTATTTCTTAATAAATTAATACTTATTGCATCATGCAACCCCTTTTCTGTTAAGTGTTTTTATATTAGTTAATACTTACTAACATATCACAACATAATGGAGTTAAAAAACAACGCTCAAACCTTAATTCATTCAGATAACATTTTAGAGTTAATAACCGATAAACGCGAGTTTGATGTTCCCTGGTTTGCTGACGCTCATTTAGACAGTAAAAAATCAAAACGTAAGTTTATAAAAAGGCTTATTGATGAAAACCCCGACGCTTTTATTGTTTATGGGGGCGATTGCTTCGATTTGATGCAGGGCAAAAAAGATAGGAGGGCAGAAAAATCAGCTTTAGGCGATGAATTTTCAGAGTCTGATTATTGGAATAGGGTAATAGATTACAGCCGCGATGAGTGGTTGTACCCCTACAAGGATAGGATTATAGCATTTATTGAGGGCAATCATACAACCGGCGTATTAAGCCATAACGAAATAGATTTTTTAGGCTGGTTAACTGACAGCGGAAAGTTAGCTAACAGAATGTACGCCGCTGGCTGGATAATATTAACTATGAAAATAGCTAAGGGCAGAAACCTTTGTTTCCCTGTTTATTTTCAGCATGCGCCACCCTCAGGCGGCAAGCGTTCAAAAGGTATGCTTTCGGTAGATATTTTACTTGGTGAGCATCCAGACGCTAAGGCAATTATAACGGAGCATATTCATGAAACCTATATCACGCCGCAAACCGTAGAAAGACTTAACGTAAGGGCTAAAACAGTACAATATAACAACGTTTGGTGCTTACAAGCCCCGACAACTAAGGCAGAGCATGAAGGTAAAAAACGAGGTTATTATCATGAGCGTGTAAAAAAATCAGCCACATCAATAGGCGCCTTAAAATTGTCTTTTAAGTATAAGCGGTACCAGGAAGATAATAAAGAAACTGAGCTAATTACCTTAGACCCCAAATACGAATTATTATACGAATAAAAAAAGCCCCTAAAAGAGGCTTTAATTATTGTTGTTTGTCGCGTTTTTTCAGTCGACTAATTGCTCGATCACACCTTCATAAATATTGATAACCATCAACAACCATGGTTTAAGCTTTTCGTTAATTTCGGTATTTTCAATGATCCACTCGGCAACATCTGCCAACTCCATTAAAGCCTCTTTATAATCCTTTTCAATAACAGAGTCAAAAACTTCGTGTAATTCTGCCTTTACTTCGTCAGGCAGTTGAGGGCTTAGCCATTTATTTATCTGTTTTGAAAACAAACCTATTACAAGGCCGTCGCCGGACTCGGCAATTTTTCCGCCAAACCCCTTAATTATTTTTTCCCAATCAAGAGCTTTATCGCCCTCTTGCTTGATCCAATCTAAATGTTTTTGTAAAAATAAATCCATAATTTAAAGCGTTAGTTAATACTTATTATTAATAAATATAGGTTGTAAGTTAAGACGTTTTTTGCCTCTTAGCAAATGAGTTACTTAAAAATTTACCTACTATGCCAACAATGGCAACCCACTTTGCGCCAGGCGTTACTATTAAACCAATACCAGCAACAACCAGAGCAAAATCACCAAGTAAACGCGCGTTTTTCGGCGTGGGTTGTAGATAGGATTTTAACCCAAATTCAAGGTTTTTACCTGCGTTCATATCCTAAATTTTTTATATTTAACAATCCCGTTTATATCAAGGTAGGCAACTAGAGCCTGCTTTCTGTTTAAATCCTCTCTTACATACGAAACGTGAACCCAATCAGGGTTAAACTCGTCGCCAAACTCCCATATTAATTGATCGAAATCAAGGTTTTCGTAAATAAAATTAAAAACCTGGTAGTTATAAATATGGATAGAGCCGTCAACGTCTATGTCCATAGCCTGACCCAAACAATGCTGTGACCCCTTTGCGCCGCCTATTCTTTTATTAAGTTCGTAACTTCTGAAAAACGATCCAATTGGAAGCGGCACGCCGCCAAGGTGTTTCCGGGTAGGTTCGAAAATCTTTTCGGCAATCTGCTGCATGCTTTTTAATTGCATTTCATTAGGCGTATTATCTATACCATGCCTCTGAGCCGTATAGCTTTTCGTTGCCTCGTAATAAGTGATATTAGGACTTATTTTTTTAACTTGATGTTTTCCTTGTCGCATAGCTGAGGGTTATTTTTTCTTGCTTTTCTTGTTTGGTAAAACGGCCTTAATTAAATAAACAAATGTTAACAGCACTCCGAAGCATAACCCTAAGTACTGTAAAACGGGGGTGCTTTCTTTTATTATACTGTCGATGGATAGGGCGGTCGTGCCTGATCCTATTGCCAGGCCGATAATGTTTTGTATTTGCGCCCAATAGCTTTTAACTTGCATGACAAAAAACTGCATTTTTCTTTATATTTTGAAAGTGATAAAATTAATTCCCTTTTTAGTTTCTCCCGATTCCCAAAGTGGATAATTTGACGAATTGCGATTTAAAAACGTGATACAGTCGTTTGCATATACTTGCGCTGTTTCCATAAATTGGGCCGCTAATTCGTTTTTTTGTTTGGCACTCTCAAAATTTTGTTGTGGGTTATTAACCAAGCTTATGGCTCCATGTGTGCTGTGAAAAACGTCGCCCTCACGACAAGAAACAGCCAAAAACCAATAAGACAATAAAGGCTTTAACCCATAATACCGGTAAGTATCGCCTTGGTAAAGGTATTCTTTACCGTCCAAAAGTTCTTTATAAATCCCAGTGGTTCGTTCATCATTCATAAAGGCAAGGTATAATTTTTCACCTAGCAAGCCGCGTAAATTTTTTCGTTGAACGTCTTTAACATACGCGTCAAACCTAACTTGATTGAATTTGCTATCAAGTTGTCTGTATTCTCTAACGTCTGATATGTTAATTAACGAAGCCTCAGCCATTTTGAATTTTATTTTGTTGGTTACCTTGCCCCTCGTTAGCCCTTAAATGAAATATTTTAGGCTCTATTTTTATGATACCTAATCCGGCCCAAATGCTTTTTGAAATTATTTTGTTTAACTCCCTTTGTATTTCGTCGCGCTCTGTTTCGGTAGCTGAATTGTAATAATGAAAAGCATCCGCAAAACTAGCCTCGTTAAACATCCCGTTTTGAGAAACCCCGTTTAAAATTGGTGGCTGCCTAAACTCTGCATAAATGTTATTCTTAGCGTCCTCTTTTTGGTTTTTATGTAGGCCGTCAATGTTATTCCTGGAAATAGGGTGAAACCATTTAAAATTGCTTAACCCTTCGTGAGGCAGAGCGCCAACGACTCGAATACCGCCGGCGTTTATAGAACCCTTATCGCCCTGTAAATCCTCTTTTATATCCTCAATTTGCCCCTCGTCAGTTATGCCAGTTGGATAACTAACGATTCCGCCAAGTGAATAATCGTTTTGTATCGAGCTTAACGAGTATAGTTTTGCCTCAGCCTCAAATTGAGCATCGTCTAAAACAGGGTCAAAAGTGCAGGTTGTGTAATAGTCCGCCAAATTAGGGATCCAATAATACAATTGTCCTTTATAGTTTTCTAAACCAACGGCGTTGATTTCTTGAATAACACTATTAGGGTTAAAAGGGTTGTACTCCTCTTGCTCCATTGCTCGACGGTGCCGGCGCTTCCAGTCTGGATTGACAATATACGTTTTAAGGTTTTTACTCCAACGAACCCACTCGAAATTAATGGGCGTAATTTCTATTATTTCGCCTAATAAATTATAATTAAAATGAAGGGCAAAACCCTTAAACATAGCTTTTGAAAGGCTTACAAATCTTAAAATGTCCCAAAAGGTTTTACCGTCTTTATTTACAACGGTTTCCATACCCTTAAAACCTCGACCACTCAAAAAACTTGATAAAGTTTCTATTGCGCTGGTTGTGGTTCCAGACCTTTGAGCAATAGACTTAATTTTATTAGGGTAAAGATTATCAACATCGTAGGGCAAGATTAAATCTTTATGAGCTGAAACGTCAATATGCAACCTTTCAACAAATAAAGAGCGCTGAATTGAATTAACAGAAACTTTTATATTTCCATCCTTTAACGCTCTTTCTCTTTGCTCTAATGTTGAGGTGTTATTTGTATCGGACATTAATAAAGCTTTATTACATTAAATAACGCTCTGTTTGTTTGGCATTTTTTATAATTTCAACGTATTCGTTAGGCACCGGAAAGCCTTCGTACAATTTAAGTACCTCTTGACCTATTGCGGCAGTCGCAGTAATCTTTGATTTTTTGCCTTTATACGCTTTAACTTCTGCCTCAAGCTCTTTTAATTTTTCCTGAGTGTCCTCAGTTAACTTTGTCCCCTCGTCAATGTCAAGCGACTTAATAGAGGCAAATCGCTGGTATAAACCAAGCTCAACGCCGTCATTTTTCTTTGCTTTTTGTTCGCTTTGTTTTAGTTGTTGGGGTGCTTGCACTTGGTTCGGTTGTTCCGTTGTTGTTTTCTTCGCTGTCATAATTTTTATAATGTTTAATTCCCCATAAATTTAACAATTTTTTTTGTAAATCAGGGGTAAGGCTGTCAAAATTAACAGCTTTACCCTTTATATAAATTGTTTGCGATAATGGATTTATCATAATTAATAAAAATTATGCCGCCGGCGTATCAAGTGAAGTTATATCAAAAGAGTCTGCAATAGTATGAGGCGGATCAATTTCTGGTGCGTCGTTATCAGGGCATTTTAAAATAAATTGTAAAGTGCCTCCTGTATCAGCATCGCCAGGCATATATTGAAAGTCCGATATTCTCATTCCGACATTTCGCCCGTATAGTTCAAACTGTCCGGTAACAAGTGGAACAATCGCAACAACTTTCTGGAAACGCATTTTTTTAATTGTTTCCTTGGTTACTTGTGTAACATCTGGTAAACGAACGTCAATTGTATGATCGTACCCATCTATACCACTAACAACCCTCAAAGGTGCTGACGGTATAATCTGAGCGCTACCCTTTGAGCTTTCAAATTTATAGCCCTGGGTGCCTGAATCTAAAACAAGAGCGGTAATCTCCTCGGTTGCTCCAGTGTCAACGGTTATAGTTCCGGCGTCTAAATCCTCCTTATTAATAAGGTAGATATAATTGCCGATGCCCCCTTGTTTTATAGCGTCGCCGTTAAAAGCTGAACCGGCGTCTATTTTAACATTTGTTGCCATAATTTAATCCTCCTTAAGCATTAAAGCTTGGTTTGTAATTGCAACCGTATCGCCGGCAGCGCAGGACAAACGAACCCGAACAAATTTATCAATTAATGGAGTAGTGATATAAATCCGGCTTTGTCCGTCGGTTGTTGTTGAACTTAAAACAGCATTACCAGTATAGGCCGTCCACGTTCCTGAGGTGCTATTTCGGTATTCAATTCCCGCGTAACTAAGTGAGTCGGCTACATCTGTATGAGTAAACGTAAAAGAAAACGCGCCCGATACAACATTTCTTAAATCATAACCAGCACTTGACGGGATATAATTTGTATCTCCCTCAATAGTGTCGTCTGCTGGTGTATAGTAATACTTTTGAGCGCTTGCGCTGATTGTTAAAACTAACGTAAATAACGTTAATATAAATATCTTTTTCATAAAGCTATCCCTTTCTTTTTATGGTTATGCTGGTTCGTATAAAACAGCCTCCTCAGAAGCGGAGTAATTAGCGTCTGCTTTCATATCAACGCGCACAAACCATTTACGGCCATTGTTAGAAACTTTGTCAACAACAACGCTTTCATCCTCAGGAGAAACCCAAACGCCGAGATGTGAATTGCTATCATTATCGCTATTGGTAGCTTTCAACCCTACAATATGGTGCCTTTTCATGCCCTGGAAATGCTTAATCCTTTTCATGTTGTACATGGTTTCCAAGTCCATACCGAACACACCAACAAACGATTGACGTAAGGCAGTGTTACCGGTTTGCATGGTTTTAAAATCGGTTGTGTTTACATGAAGGACAAAGTCAGGATCATCAATAAAATGATCTGGAATTGCTGACCAAAAAGAGGCCAAAACATCCATAAAATTCGAAGTGGTAATATTACCGGCTGGCGTTGGCTTAATTACATTGCCGTCTGCTTTCATTCTGGTGACAAGCCCATCAAATTTATTTAATGCGTTGTTGGCTGCTAAAGTTGTATCACCTTGCCAGAATAGTTTACTCATTTGAGTGCCTATGCCGTTTTTATAACGGTTGATAATGGCATTTAAGAACTCGGTGTTTAGCTCAATGTTAGTGAAGTCACCAACCGACTTAAAACGATCCCAAAGGTCGTGAAATGTAGTTGGATTAAACTCCTCGTACAGAGTCATTTTTTTAGGCTCCAACTCTCTTTCTGCATAGGTTGTTGTTACAGTTACGCCCGAAGGGGTGTCAGTAATATAGTCGCCTATTGGATCAGAGGTTTGGCTTAATTTTGGCAAAGCCAATTTTGTAGATACATCGGTGTGCAGTAACGCGGCGCCCTTTTCTATCACCTCGTTTCCTACTCCGGCCACAACGTACAAATTTTCTAAAGCTTCGCCGTTGTAATTGCTGTTTGCTAATGTTAACATAATGCTAAGTATTAAATTTTTAAATGTTAATAATTAAGCTTTTCGGCTTGCTTCGATATTTTCACGAATTTTTGTAGTTACCTCAGCTACTTTTGCATGGACGTTTTTTTTGTCGCCCTGCTTTGGATCAATTACTTTGCCTTTTGGGGGCGTGTGATTACTTCCGATTGACGCTTTAACCTCGGTAATTTTATCCTCGATTAATTTGCCAACTTTAGCCTCAAACTCTGCGAAAGCATCAGCGTTAGCCTTTGCAACCGCTTCAATAATAGCCTCAGCGTTTAACTCCTCGGTATCGTCCTCTTTTGGCTCCTCGCTTTTTATTTCTGTTACAGCTCCGCCGCTAACAACTAAAATACGACCGTCCTCAAGTGGGTACTCACCGTCCTCAATTGCAGCCGCTCCAATTAGCCCGACCTCAGCTTCAACCTCCAACGTTTCACCGCTGAAAAATATCTGGCCTTTGTCCTTAAGGTTTACCGTGTTCAAAACAACGGGTTCATCCTCTTTTTTCCGGTTAAAAAAATTCATTTTGTTTATTAATTTAGTTTGTAAATCTTTTGAAAGTTTAATATTGGACATATACGCAACGGCTTTATAAGACTGCTCGACCGAATCAACAAATCCATAAGTTAAAGCTTCGGACGGCGTTAGCCAATCCTCTTTATTCATAAGTTCCGTTAACTGATCCTCAGGTAAACCTGTTTTTTTTGCGTAAATATTAAGCATTAATTTGTCAAGCCTTTCCAATTGCTCCGCTTTTTTTCTTAACGTTACGGCGTTGCCTCCTTCTGGATCGCTTGAGTTGTGAATTAAAAAAGCTGCACTGTCATTAACTACGACTTCGTCACAACCTAAAATCGCAATTGTGCCGGCGCTGGCCGTGTTTCCGATAATAAAACCCTTTGTTTTTCCTGGGTATTTTTCTATTAACCCATTAATAGCGCTGCCGTCGTGTAAACTACCGCCTAAACTGGCAATATAAAAATTTACATCTTCGCCGCCCGCACTATCGAGCATGCTTTGTACCAAGGGGGCTGTAATATCCAGACCAATATCACCTATTAAGTCAAACTCTTTCATTATTACAAATATAAATTATGATTAATAAAATTTATTACATCATGTAATTTCCCTTGTTAAATCTCTTTCAATGGTAATCTCGTGAACTCGAAAAATTTCAGAAAGCGCGAAAATTATTTCCGAACTATTCCGGCAGTTTTCTAATCCTGTCGCCAAATCTCTTAAATCAGAAGCTGCATTTTGAGGGTTTTTTATTGCTTTTTGGCAAAATTTAGCTCGGCTATTTATATATGTATCTCTTTGCATTAAATTGTTCCCACGTTTTTAACGTTATTGTAATTAGTTAAACCTGTTTCAATATCTTTAACCCTTACAAATATCGGTTTATTATTTAAAGCGTTATCAACGGCCTGGTTTATATCAATAGGGCTTATGTCAGGTGTACCACCATCCTGCAACCTACTTACTGGCTTATCTCTAAACGACCGCCCGCCGTGTGACTCGTTTAACATACTAAGCGCCGCTATTTCTGCCGCTGCATCTTTTTTAAGTACGAAAAGCGCTTCGCCTCTTTCTGCCTCAAATCTTGATCCGTCCTCTCCGTAAAATTTAGTACCTCCCTGCGAGTGTGGACGGCCCCCGATCATTCCGCCTCTAGCGAAAACCTGATCGCTCGAAAATTTAGGCGGCCTTTTACTTGCTATTATTGCTCCCTGAATGGCTCCAATACCGCCTACTATAGCGGATAGCGCAACGTTTGGCAGCGCCTTTGCAACGGCTAAAGCTGTAGCAATAGCGGTATCGGTAAGGCTTTTAATTTTATCTTCATTAAATTGTTTCTTCTTAAGTTGTACTAGTTTTTTATTGTACTTCTTTTCGATCATTGACTTAGCGAAAGCGTTATCGCCGACCGCTTTTAACTCCGCTTGCTTAGATTTTTCTAAGTCGCTAACTTGTGCGGCGTTGCCGGCTGTTATTAATCCGGTTAAGCTTTGAGCCACTCCGCCAATTGCAGCGTATTTTTCCTTACTGCTTTGAAGTTCTTTAAAGTTAATTTCCGCTATTTTATCAAAAGAGTCTGCTATAAGACTAACGCGCTTATTTTCAAATTGACCTGCTTCCCTTAAAACTTCGGTCATAGTGTTAATAGCGTTTTCTTTTGCCTCTAACTCTTGCTTATTTTTATTTGTAAAATATTCGTTATCTATTTCCGCCAACCTCTGTTTATGCTCCATTTCCAAAAGTTCGCGCTCCTCGTTTAGCAAGGTGTCGTTTTCCATTTCAGCGGCAAACTCCTCGTTAGCTTTATCAATTTTTAGTTGTCTTAACTCGTCAAGGTTGGCAGCTTCATTTATCAACTCTTTATGTTTCAGCTCTGCCATTTTAGCGACTGCCTCGCCCCTTCTTTTTAGTTCAGCCTCTTCTCTTTTGCGTTTCTCCTCAGCCTGCCTTTTTTGTTCGGCCTCAATTTCTTTATCAACTCTCATTAACTCCCGTTGCACTTGCCTGGCTTGGTTAAATCTTTCCGCTTCTTTTTGGCTTACGGCTGCGACGGCCTCCGCCTCTTTCATTTTATTTTCTTTATTCGTTTTACTGAAAGTATTTTCAAGCTGTATGGCGTCGCGCCTTAATTCCAAAACCTCTTTTTCGTCGTTTAATAAACCATCCTGTAAATCTCTTGCCTCTTTTAGGAATTGTTTACGCTCCTCTGCTGTATATTTATCCTCCTCCCTTGCCTTTAACCTAAGCTCGGCTATTTTACTTTCAAGTTCTGCCCGCTTTATAATTAAATCACGCTCAATCTTATCGGCCTTGGCTCTCATGTCTGCAACCTTCGCCGCTAAAGCCGCCTCTCTTTCGTTTTCTTTTATAAACTCTTTTGTTTTGTTTATTGCATTGTTAACCCTATCAGTAAAATTATCTATTCCTGTAGTTACTTTCATAACTGCGTTAGTCGCAACCTTTCCAGCCTCTTTAAACTCTCCTTTGAAAAGTAAACCTATAGCTTCGGTCAAGGCTGGTAATAATTCTAGTAACCCCTTAAACCTATTTATAAAGTTTTTCTTTAAAAGCTCTCCAAAATTTTTCAATGACTCTTGTGGATTTTCAAAAAACGCGATAATTTTTTCGCCTATGTCGGCCAATAAGTCGCCAAGGTTTCCGAGTATAGCATTTAAAACCCCCATCATTTTATTATACTTGTTTTGCCCCTCCTCTGAGCTGGTAAATGCTTTTTTCACAGCCATAACGGCCAAGGCAATAGCGGCCAAAATCATACCTATAGGGGTAGCAATAAAAGCTAAAGAGGCTTTTGTCATTGCTTTTATACCGGTTACAGCTCCGCCAATTGGCCCTGGTAGGGCGCTGATAGATTTTTCAAGGTTGCCAAAGCCCGCCGACATTCCAGAAAGCATACCAGTTTGTTTTTTTTGCTCTTTGGTGCTTTCGTTTATAGAGTCGGTTAATTTATCAAAGGCAGATTTTTCACCCGTTAACTCTTTTATTGATTTCCGGCGCTCGGCGTTAGTTTTTTGAATGGCGTCTTTATTTCTTGATAGTTTTACTGTTCCGTTATTAATAGTCTTTATTAGGTTTTCCCTGGTTTTGCCCTCTTTCTTTAGTTGCTCGTCAGTTTTCTTTAAGTCTTTCCTGGCGTTATTTATTTCCCTTTGAAAAAATTTATTAGTTTCCTTTAAACCGTCAATTTTTAAGGCTAGATTGTCAATGTTTTGCTGCGCCTCGTTTGTGTCGTATTCTATTTTTACGACTGTCGTCTTATCTGCCATATCTTAAAATTTTAACAGTTGTGGGTGTTCCAGGCATAAAGTTAACTATTTCCAGCACAATAAAAGTAGACTTATAATAATCTATATAAACTAACTGCCCCTCACTCCATTCTAAAAAATCAAGCTTCGATAAATTAAACTGTGAATTTATCAACCTAATACTATGTAAAGAATTAAACCAATCTGAATAATAATTTGTTTTTATATTTTGCCATGTAATCGGGTTAAATGTTAGTAAATCCGAATCAATCTCGAACAAACGCGTATTAATTACTTGATCTGGTATTCTCCCTGTATCGTTGTAAATATAAACGTGGGCTATGTTGTTGCTATTTATTTCAACTTCGTTCGAGGCACTAAAATCTAAAACAAAATAATCACCTTCAACCGGTAAAGCTTCATTATCAGTTGAAAAACTAGACTCACCAAGCTCCCTGTTGACTGTTTCGTCATTTTCATACCTTAATTTATTGGTTTGCGCTAAACCGGAAATGCTGCCAGCGGTAAACTCTGAGTTTATTATATGCTTATCCGACCAATCAACGGCGTTTAATTTCTTTAAGTTCGCTAAACTTCCAAAGCTTATAGTTTTATTAAAATTATCAACTATGTGGTAATTATTATAAACGATACATATTAGGCGGTATAAATCAAGATAGTTTAAGTCCGGTAAATTATCATAGGCTTTTATTTTATAGTTAAGCCATGGGTTGGTTGATAAATCCGCGCTGTTTTCGTCGTGTATAGTGTATAAAAGAGTATTTGTAAATATAGCGTCGCCCGTACCTTCAAACCTTATATCAACTGTCATGCCGTTGTCGGACTGAAACTCAGAACTAACAAAATCAATATTACCCTCTGATTGTGGCAACAAAAATCTACTTTCTGAAATTTTCGAGCTGTCAACGTCGTCAACTGCTTTAATCACCATGTAAATTTGAGCGGTTGAGGATGCAACCCCCCTTACTCTGAAAATTGTTTTTAATGCACCTATATTTATAGAGGTTGAGGCCGTTGTTAAATCTGCATGCTCGAAGGTGTTTGTGTCTAATCCTGACAAGGCTAGCGACCCCAAAACATTATACGTTGTATTTAGGTTTTTTTCATAACTTGTAAAATAAAATTTTTCATGGTTTGAGCTTATCGCTAAACTTTTAGCCGGTGCGGTTAAGGTGTAACCAGCTAAGGCAACGGCTCTATTTAATAGACCGTTAACATTAAAGGCGGGGCGGCTGTATTTCGTTCTAGCGCTTCCGGTTGTTTGATCTGTATTAATTTGCAGCCCGCTTTCATGGTAACAAGCTTTGCCCCAAAACCAGCAATTATCAATATCTAATGAATCAAGTGTATTTATTTGCGCCTCGGTTAGTTGGGTATCTTTATCGTCCCATGATATGGATTTTAATTTTATATTTAGTTGATTAAATAGGTTTTTTGCCTTATCGACAAGTTGAAAATTAAAAACATCTTTTTGAGTGTCCTCAAGAAACCCTTGTCCTTCAAAAATTTTAAAGACGTCGTTAAGGGTGCAATCAAATAATTTATTAAAGCTTCTGTTATTGCTACCAATTTGCTGAGGACTTTCTAAAAGCTCTCTATTAATTTGCGTGTCTGGTAATTGAAATTTATTTGTGTAATCAATAAAACGTAAAGATGGATTGTTTATGTCAACGCTTTTTTTTGTTATCGCTGGCACACTATCGCCTAACTCCGCCTTAATACCGTTTATCCTTAATTCCATTTACTTAATATTTGGCAAGTCCGAAGGCGTTACATTTATTTTTACTTCGTATCTGCCTTGCGTTTTTTGATACCTTAATCTATTTGAACCTAAAGCTAACCGCTCCTCTGTACCGTCTTTCCTTACGCGGGTAACGTATTTGTTGGCGAACATTTCACCAATGACCTGTAAATCTGTTAGACTTAAATCGTCGGCCGTTAACTCTATATCTTTGCGCTCCCTATTAATTAAAGCCTCGACCCTGTTTTCGTCCTCCTGATTAATAATATTGTTTTCAACCGTTTGAATTATTAAAGCGTCATAAAATAAGTAAAGATATTCGCCACCATCACGGCCGATCCAACGAATCAAATATTCGAAATCTTCGTAAGCTGAATCAACCTCGCTTTTGGGGGTTATATATTCATATAATTTAGCCATGGTTTAAATATAAAAAATAACTAAATAACCTCTGTTACTGCTACCATCATAAAAGGTATTGTCATAATCCGAGCTTGATCGTAATTGTATTCTGTTTTGAGTGTTCTCAACATAGCCTTTTATTGTGCTATTAAAAGCCTCAGACGGATCTATATGCCCCTCGATTGGCGTAGTTGACCCGTTATCGTTAAATATAACACCTGTATAACCAATAACAGCCGTTGGCACTGGATCGTATGAAACCATTTTGAACCTATCTCCAGAAGCAGAATAATTCATATTCCAAGTGCCGATTTCTTGATATTGCATTTTAACCCCGTTTGTGATACCCTGCAATAATTCAGCGTCAATATATTTATCAGGTACGCCGGAGTCCCTTTGTACTTCTGTAGCCTTTTCAACAACCCCCTTTTGGGCGGTAGTAGCTTCGGTAATAGTATTCACGTAAGCCCTAGCATAATAAAGCGAGGATTTTCTAACGATCTCATACAAAACAACGCTAAGGCTGTTTATATTTAAAGGCACTGGCGTAACGTCTGTTACATTAATAAAACTTATTTGGCGCCCTACGGTTTTAGTAACAAGTAAGTAAACTTGTTGACCGTCGCCAAGGCCACTGACAGTAATATTTAAAGGGCCGCCCGTTCTGGTTAGGTCAATCCTGTCCTTTCCGGTAAAATCTACGGTTATATTTGTTACTGTAGATACTTGAGTTACAGCAACGTCCTCTAAAAATTTAATGTTGTCGGCAATTTCAGCGTTTAGCATATCCGTTAAAATAGCGTTAGTAACTGAAGGTACGTTTTTAGTAACGATATTACTTTTTACTGTTGTTCTGTTTGGCATAATATAAATATTTTAAGTTATTACAAAATCTGGCGCTGCAAAATCTGGTGCTGCGAAATCTCCAACAATTGTATCGGTCAAGCTAAATAAAATATATTTAGTGTTTGGCTCAACGCTTTTATCAGCCGCCCAAAGCCAATTGATAAACCCGTTAAATGTTCCATCCAAGTCGGTTAAATCGCTGCTACTTATACCGACCTTATTAATGTTTTGAGTTTCATAACTTAATTTAATTGTGCCGTTTGCCTTACCGTTTCGCGCTATTGCTATTAGTGCCGGATAACCCTTGTAAATTTTTGGCAAATCGAAGTTATTTAAAATAGTATCTGTTTCGGGGTTTTGCGTACAGTATAAAGCTATTAAGGTGTTACCGCTTAACAAGGTGAAACTTTCCGAGCTTCCGTCATACACCTGTTTATACTTTACTTTAAATTCTCGCGAACTTTCCTCAATTAACCCCTCGGATATTAAGCCTCGGCGCCTGTTAAAATCGTTTATTATTGAAACATCTATTATAATATTGCCGGCCGGATCGCCGTCGGATTGTAAGTTGAACGGCAATAAACTAACATCTGTTAGACTCGCGTTAACTAGCTGCATTTCAACATAGTAGTTTTTAAAGTAATTGGCATAACCACCCGTAGCACTTTCAATAAACGGTGTGTCTAGCGTTATTTGCCCCGCCGTAATTGCGATAATTTCAGCGCTCAAGTCATAAGTGTAATTAGTACCCTCACTATAAAGGTAAACAGTATCGCCAACACTCAAATAGCTTGTTAAATCCCCTGAATGGTTTATTCTGGCGCCTCCGGTTCCGGCGTCTACACTGCTTACAGCAATATCCTCACGCTTAAAAACAAACTCTATTTTATCAAAGCCGGCAAAAAAACCCTTGCTCCCTGTTACGGGGTTTGTAACTATTGTTAAACTCATAAACTAAATTTATTTATAACGTTTAAAGCCTCCTTTGCTGCTATTTCTGGCAGCTCGTCGGTTAGAGCTTCGGTCATTTCGTTAATAAGGCTATCCAAGTCAACCCCTAAAGATTTATCGTTGTATATGTTCGTACCACGTTGCGAAATTTTTCGCCCAATTAAAAAAGATACGCTGTTTACCTCCTCGTCAGGTAAATTTAATTTTTGCCTTACCCAAGCTTGTATATTCGGAGGAGGCGGGAATTTACCAGGCCCGCGCCCGTTTACAAGGTAGTAAAAAGACTCGTTAGCCGTTAACTCATTCCCGTTAATAATTTCAAAAGATGATGCAGTTTCGCCAGAACTATTTAAACCCTTGTCGTTTATTTCTTTAATAATAGCCGTTTCAAGGTTTCTTAAATGCTTTATTGTTAAATCCTTATAAGGCATAATCAGCGGTATATATTGTTGTATCTGCGGTTAATATTGTTGTATCAGTTCTATAAACTGGCGTTGTATTAACTTCTGGAACATAATCCAAGTGAGAAATTAACGACGGTGCCGGATTGTTCAGCTTTAACCTTAGTAACATTTCTGAGTTAGTGTCTATTTCTGACTCGTTACACTTAAAAGGTAAATTATAAAACCTATAAACCCCGTCGTAAAACTTTATCAATAAACAATAACCAACGATTGACCGCTTGATTTTATCTATAAGCGTTATGTTATCATTTGTCAATCCGAATAAAAAAAACTCAAAGTCGTACGCGTAAACAATCTCGCCCGAATCTGAAACGCTTGATTTTATTGATAGCTTAGGTTGTTGATTGTTTTCAATATAAATTTGATCTCCTGTTGATGTTAGGTTTGTTATATTGCGCAGGTTTTCAGCGTCGTAATAAAGAAAATCAACGCCTTTATTTTCGAAAAGTGTTACGCTATTTATACCCGCCTGATACATTTTTTTTAATCGTTATCAATTAGTAAAATAATCCAAGCCTCCTCAGTACAATAAACTTTAACGCTGTCTAACTCTGCATAGTCGAAGCCTAAATTTATTGCCGCCTCGCCTGGTATTAAATTAATCCCGTTGGTTTCTATTCCGTCAACTGTAAAAATGCGTCCTTCTATTTTCACGTTTTCGGTTGACGTTGAGGGGTTGTAAATTGCGGCCTTAATTACACGATCCGCGCTTGTTATTTGCATTGTATCCGCCGTTACTGTCCAAAACCCCAAACTTTCCTTATCCATTCTTATTTTAGACTGAGCGTTTACGGATAGCCCAATGCTAATAAATACTAATAAAAATAAAACTTTTTTCATTTTTTTTATAATTAAAAATTAACGCTCATTAATCTCTTTTATTAATTATTATTAATTTATTTACTGTTTCTGATTTCTACAGAATTATAATATTTATTTAAAAAACTCTTATTTGTTGGTAGTACAATATCGTTTCTTCTGTTATAGACAGTATCAGCCATCCATATAAAAGTTTCATCATCATAATGGGTGCAGCAACTTGTGTACGTAGCGGCATCGGTATCAATTGTATCTACAACCGAGCTATTAGCAATAGCAAAGGCAGTTTGTTGATCTCTTACAGTGCTTTGATATGTGGCTGTATATTGGCTACCTAACATTACTAACTGAATATTCATGTTATCTTGAAAAGTATTAGAAACAGAATCATAGAGTAATTGTAGATTTTCTTGATATTTTGGTGCAGACGCAACCAATTCAGCATCCCTCTCCCCCTGAATCCATACAAGCGTATTTATAAATGGATTTCTACCACGTTCAAATATATCCAACAACCCTAAAATAGAAGTATCTGTTGCGGTTCTGTATACCTCTTGGCTTTTAGGGTTCCAATCCAAAGAAACTGGTAAAGAATCTAAAGCGGTTGAGCCGACTGAATATTTTAATACAAAACTTTCTTTAGAGTCGTTTTTATATTTTAAAGCCAGAAGAGGTTCAACACCAAGAAGTTCTGCACTAGCTACTCCGTTTTGACCATTATAAATAGGCTCTACCCTATCATCAACGTAATTATAATATCCAAATTCAGGTATTTGATACCTTGCATCTTCATAAATTGTACCGTCTAAACTATCGGCAACCGCTAAACCTCCCGCATTGCTTTGCCCCCATAGTAAATACCCTGATAATTGCGTGAATGTTGGGGTAACGCTGTCGTTTTGATAAGGAAAAATATGCCTTTCACCATCAACTAAAACCTGAGTAAAACCATAATCGTTGTTATAATCCCATTCAGTTTGCACACTATCCCAGATAACCCCTCCAATATCTTCGGTAACTTTAGCCGCATACATGGGGTTATCATTAGCAACGTTTACAGCGTATTCACCCGTTCCATCTGTTAGAGGTATCATTACTATTTCATCTCCTAAAATTTGATGTAACCCCAAACTATCAACACCAGATTGAGCTAGATACCTGTTACCCATTCTATAATCAATCATTAATCCTTCGGTTTCATAAGTTGCGTCTAAACGACCTATAAATACATCATTGCCACGCTGCCCCATGTTTGAGTAAGTTCCTGTGCCTCGATCTGATACATCTACGGCCACACCATCCACATAAATATCTATACCTGCTCTAGTGCCTGAACCATCGTAAGTTAATACATAGTGCGCCCAATTACCCCATTTACCAGTCATTGCGCTAGTGCTAGTCTGCCTTCCAATAGATGCAGCCTGTAAGGTGTCAATTAAATCTACTAAAATAATGCCGTTGGTTAATGCTCTCCATTGGTATTCTTGTACTTTAGAAAATAAACCAGTACTTCTTTCCGTTAACTTAGCAAAACAAGAAATGTAAAAAGGTTCATCGGAACCACCACTATTAAAAGATAAATTATCGTTGTTCGCTATTGTTAAATAATTATCGCCATTTAGATTAACCGCATAACTATCCCAATCTAAAGGCGGTTCGGGTTGTTCTGGAATACCTAAGGCAGCGCCATTAAAGCTAATTATTGGATTACCGCTTTTTAATAAATATCTAACAGGTCTTGTTGGGGTTGGTAGTATATAATTACTTACATTAAAATTAACTGTATCTCCATAAGCACTATCTGAACCAATGGCATAAACCCAATAACTACCAGTGGTTAAACCTGTAATAGTATCGCCAGCCGTTACTGTATCAATTGCACCTGTTGACCATCTAACAATATAAGGCGAATTACCGCAATCGGTTAGACTCATGTGCGCCTGACCCACGCCGCCGCCGCTTGTGTCTGATATGGTTATTACTGTGTCGATCTGCGGCTTTTCTGTTAGTGTGCTGTCTAATACATTACCGCCCGCCCCAATACTAGCAACTGTTACCTCGTCAATGTAATTGTAATCTGTCCCGTAGTTTTGGCCTCTCATATAGATACCAGGCGTACCCCCTGAGTAAGTCGCATCATGCACGGAAATAACTAAAGAGCCATTAAAATATACCTTAAGGGTATCATCTAAATTTATCTCAAATCTTACGGGTGTTTCTAGTGTTGTGGCTGTTTGGGCTAGGGTTGTGGTATCTCCATCGTCAAGCCTTTTAACCCTTGTTACATCGTTAGGGTTATAAACCAATAAATACCCGTCAGAACTTGCGCCAGTTCCCTGTAATCTTAACCCTGTACCTAACTGCATATTGGAAGCTTCCCACCAACTATTAAACTCAATGTATTGGTGATCTTCAAAAGAGTTTGTGTTTCTTGCGATTTCAATTTGGCCAACCGTACCAGAGGGCTTAACAACATAACCATCTGCGTTATTTCCTGACCCTATAATCATGTCGCCGTTTAATACTTCCGTCCAGTCTGCGCTATCTGTTAATAAATCACCGCTTGTATAACCATTAAATTGATAGGTGTATAAAGTAGTGTCACCGCTACCAGGAACGGAGTCATAAACATAAACACTATCGCAATCAGTCGATGGAGGTTGCACGGGGGGCGTTGATTGTGTGGCTCCATATTCAAAGGCTCCTATATCATAAAGAGCATTGTAAGGCCGATCTGCACTATAATAATCGGTATTTTCATTTAAAGAGGCATTTGTACCCGCATCTACAGCATCAGATGTTTCATTTAATTCAAATATAAAATTAGCTTCATCAACAAAATCAGCATCACCTGTTATATTTCCAGTACCCGAAGGTGTATAAGAGTTATCCGATAGTGTATAAGTAAAACTTGAACTTGAAACAGAACCTAAATTAGTTGAATTAGATAATAAGGTGTTTGTCATTACATAATTCCCCTGATTAAAAAGGGTGTTAACATCATGGAAGGTTATATTTTTACCTGTATAAGTCCCTCCTGCTGTCATTCTTATAGCTGTATTGCAGTCTATAAAAATACTGTTTTCATCTGTTACATCATTATTAAAATATAACATAGCATCTGTTTCTGGAGATACACTTATAAAAGTATTACCTCTCATTATGCCCTGAACTCCCGCTGAATATAAAGCTGGCCTACCATATCCAGGTATAAATAGATTATCATAAAACTCATTGGTGTAACCGCCACCTATCCATATAAACTTAAAGTTTGTGTTCGATTTATCTACAGCATTGTGGGAATAAATAACGTACTGATCGCCCTGCCAAGGGTCGCCTCCTGCATCGTTTTCATTGTCGTAAATAAATGCCTTTTCGTTTATAGACCAAAAATAATTACCTTTTACTTGGTTAGCATTACCCTGCGAAGTATTACCTCCTGTATTATTCCAAAAAACACCATCATTGGCAATGTTATGTACATAACTCCACTTCATGTAATCTACATCCCCAGTGTTTTGACCTACCGCTTGATATGCACTATCAAACTCGCAATGGCTGATTTTTAAATTATCACTACCACTACTGAAGTAAATACATTGATTAATCCAATCAGATGACCCAACGCTTTCAACGTCATAAATTGAACGCCCTGTTACTCGAATATCTCTAAAATGAACCGTCCCTGTTGCTGATATAGCATTTGAGGATGATCCGTTACAATTAAAAATAGGGTCATTACCTGTGCCGTATGCTCCAATCAAAACCCCATCGTTAGTTATTGATATACTGCCGCCTATACGTTCTGAACCCCTAGCTATTAAAACCGTGTCGTTAGCCCCTGGTGCGTTCCATGAGCCGTAAGGATCGCCTAAAGTACCGCTACCGCCGCTCCCGATACTAAAATCTATATAAGTAACATTTGATTGATTAATAACATGTATATCAACCCATATATCTGTTGTGTCGGTGCTGTTTTGAATTAGTCTAACCTGAATACTATCACTACCTGTGGAAAGATTAGTATTATCGTCTATAAATATATCAGCATCAGATCCATTTGATGATATTCTATAAATATTATCAGTATTAGTTAATAGGGTATGGGTGAATGTGCTATCATATAAAGCGGCTTGAGGATACATTTTTATAGAACCCACTTTATCATTATCAGATGCACCTGAATGTGTGAAAAATTCCTGCCTTTCAGATAATGGTAGTTTCTTTGGGATTGGGCCGTTATATCTTTGTCCTGGAACTCCATCCTGCCCCCACCCTAAAGCCATTGTTAGGGCTAATAATAATAATATACTGAATAGTTTTCTCATATTACCATGTTGTTATAGCTACCCTTACCCATGTATCAGTAGCAACGCATATATAAATATAATCGCTTGTAATCCTTATTTCCCCGAGAGTACCAGTTGCAGAAGCTGAGGCTGGCGCTGAATTTAATGCACTTAGTTTATATTGCTCCGCTGTTATTGGTGGTAAAATAATATCCTCTACCTGAACAATGGTATCAACATAAGTGCCATTAACCCCTACCGAATCAGTAAAATACCCTGTTTTAGCTTTTATGTTTATTTCAGTACTTCCGTTAGTTCCATCGCCGTATAAAGTTTCCTCAACCATTATTAAAGTGTCGGAACTGTTTTGTAAAACACTATCAGCCGAACCGCTGCCAGCTCCAAACTCGTTCCAAACACCACCCTCATAAAACCTAAATTTGTTCGATGTTGTGTTGTAATACATCCAGCCGTTATTAGGGCTTGTTGGGTTTGTTGATAAATATTGAAGTTGTAAGGGCAACCTTGACTCATTGTGAGTATTTCTGAAGTGCATATTTACAACATTTTCTGTAACAATTGCAAGCAGGTTATCTGTGCCTCCAAAACCCGAACCTAAATTGCTTTTATCTACACCAAATGAAACCTGGTTTGTAGATGCGCCTGTCTGTGTTCTTATAAATGGGCCAGTAGCGTTTTGACTTTCTAACCTTTGCGAAACCTCAATATCACCACCTAAAATTATATTACTATTTTCGCCCTCAATTGTTAAACCCGATGTTGATTTGTATATTTTATTTTGATCGTCACCAATAAATAAAGTGTCCTCCGCTGTTAAAGTTGAATAAACACTATCAGCCGAAGCACCACCTGTTACCTGTACCCAAGCGGCGTTATTCCTTCCGTAGGTGCTGCCGTCAATAGGTGCCTCCGGTATTCCACCGCCTCCGCCGCCTCCAATACTTGCAACGGCTTTAGTTCCCTGCGAATCTTTAAAATAAAGCTGATTGTTAACTGTAAATATTCGGGCAACGCTCCCATTTTGATTTGTAATAAAAATTGTATCACCCCTTGAGGCTAAAGAATCAATTTTAACCCCTCTTAAATTTGGGTATAATTGGGCTTTACAGGTTGTTGGTATTAACAACGCCAGTACCAAGGCTATAAAAACGGCTAGTAAATACCTATTGATTGAACTTTCTTTCATGGTTTTTATACTTCTATTCCGGCAAAATATCCAAACGTGCCAGAGGTTAAACTATTTATTGTAAATCCGTCCTCATCCTTACTTACAACCTCTACCCCTAAGCCGTTAAAATCAATTATTACTAAAGAGTAGTTTGTTACAAATTGAGAACTAAAGGCAATATCCTGACCGTTTCCTCCGTTTGCGCTTACGGAGTAGTCAGCTCTTATTAAACTTGAGGCCGTAACTTGTGAGCCTTGTAAGGTTTGTATGTCGTCGTAAACCTCTGTAAAATTATCATTACACTTATCAAAAGCGCTCCTGAGGTTTTCGCCTGAACCGTCGTTCGGCTGGTTTCCAATATTTATTACTTGTTTAGCCATTTTATTGATTTAAGGAAAATCTTACTATTTGTTGATAATTTACTCGTATCTCTAAAGCTACGCCTGAAAGGTCGGTCGAAAAAACATGAAACATAGGTGTTATTTTATAAGCTTGGTTCCCCTCAGGTCTAACTGTAAGTAGCTGATAAATATTTACTGCCACTCTGTCGGCCATCGCCTCCGCTTGCTCTATTAAAGTATTTGTTTGTTCGTCGCTGTTTTCCTTTGAGTCAAGGTAAAGAAATGAAATAATAATACGCGTGTCTTTGTGTACGTTATTATTTTTTTTAATGTCTGAATCTTTGGGTTGTTCGTTGTCGATTACAACTAAAGGCAAATCGGCGGCGTCAATATTAAACGAGGTTAGGTTTGCCTTAAATTTAGAGCTTAGTATTAAAGTAGCATCGGGGTACAGCGTTGCTATAATGCTCTTTATGTCGGTGATAAGGCTCAATTAATTACCTTTTTTCGTGCAACAATTCCGCAAATCTTTGCTCAAAGATAGACTTTTTTAGGTTTGCAATCAATATTTTAGTGCAAAAAATGTCCTGACTCTCTAAAATTGTTTCATGATCTGTATTTAAAAAATCGCAAAGTGTTTGTATTTCGTAAAAGTGGGCGTATTGATCTAGCTCACGTTGTCCGGCTTTCTCTTTTAATACCTGGTGCCTGTCAAGAGCCGCAACTTTAACAAACTCCTCAGCCCTGAGTTTCTGCCATTTTGTAAAATCTTGTAGAAAAAAAAAACCGGCTGGTAGTATTTTTTTAAACGGTTGTTTTAAATATTCCTGATACGTTTTTTTAACAATTGTCGCGTCAGTTGTTGCGCATTGTGCGACCGCTAATGTATAAACTAATAAATCTAACCCCGTCTTTTTTATAGCTTCCACTTGGTGCCTCTGGCCTACAGTTTCAATAGTTTTACTATAATCAAACCCTTTAGGCCTTTTCATTTTTGTAATGTCAGGTATTAACCCTATAGCGTTTTCAATAGATTTAGAAACCACGGCAAAAAATGCATCGTTGTAATTTTTTTTAGTGAAGTACGCAATATATTTAACGTAATCTAAATCCTCAATGTTGTTAATATCAATAAATTCCTGAGTAGTTAACTCTGAAACCCGTTTGATTTTATACTTCCGGCCTTTAATTTTTATTGGTATCATTAGGCAGTAATATTAAAAACATAATAAAAAACACCAATAGGCTTATTTCGAACCTTATAAGTTTAGTAAATTCTGGTAAGAAAGTCCAAAACGTAAAGGCTGCCAATAAATAACCTATTACCATCAAATACAATAATCCTAAAACATACTTTAAATTTTTCATAGTAAGTAAATTAAATTAATCCGTGTAGTTCTATATAGTGGCTTAAGGCATACCCAACGCCGTCAATACCATGATCCCACCCGTCAATAGGTTGGCCTGTTGGTTGTTTGTTTGCATCTAGCGCCCATGTATGATTTTCAAGCTCCTTAAAAAATTCTGTTGATCCTTCATGCACAAACATTTTAAAGTTTTTTATTAGCTCTCGACTACCCTTCCTGGATCCAGGCCCTTTTTTTGATTTCATTATAGGAATACCCGAAAATAATAAAGCGTTAAATTCTCTTTTCTCTGCATTATCGCAAACAATTAAGCATTTATTGGGGTTGTGTTTTTTTAATACGGTATAAATCTCCTCAATAGACATTTTTAATTGCCTATGTAACTCGGTAATATACAACTCTTTTTGTTCCCTGTTAATGTCCAACCTTACCAAAACAGTAGGATCAGGTTCATAACCAAAGTCAAGCCCGAAAATAGTAAACAGTTTCTTTTGGGGTAAATCTTTAAATTTAATATAGTTTCTAAATATACGCCCCTTTTTACCACTTGTTATATATCCCCTTACATTAGTGTAATAATATTCTGGGTTTGTTTCTTTAAAACCTTCCAGCACTTCGATAAAGGTTTTATCCAAATTTTGCTCATTGTCCTTATAGGTTGAAAATATAGAAAGCAACTCGGTATTATTTTTAGGAGTGCCAAGGAAAAATTGCTCTTGATCCTCTCCTTTTTGGTTATCTAATACAACGGGGGTTAACTCGTAGTTATTTTTTATTAACCAGTGATCTTTCGGGGGCGGATTCCAAATCCTAAATATTTGTGGCTTTGTTTTTACCGTCCTCAATGATACGTCAAGGGTTGTAAAATCGTCCTCGCTTATCTCCTCGCACTCCTCAATAGCTATATGGGTAGCCCCGGCAATGGATTTTAATTTCGCCGTGGCGCTGCCCTGACTTTTACGAAACCCTTTTGAAAGTATCAGATTGCCGGTTGGTAGATACTGGATAGTCATTTTATTATGATCAATATTAAAATCGCTTATATCTATAGCGTCCTCCTTTTCTTCAATCCTATCGTTAAAATCCCTAAATAAACTTTCCCTAACATCGTTTAAAATTGAACGCATAAAATAAGCTCTAAAATATTCGGGCTGCATTATTTTGTGTAAAAACCACTCTGTTACAAAAAAGGAGCCGCCGCGACCGCGACCGCCCCAAACGTCGATATATCTACACGCACTGTTGATTACCGGCTCGAAACAAGAGTTTATAGAAAATGAAACCTCTTTCAATTATAAAAAAACTTAAATGTTATCCTTTCCCTACCTTCATTTAATCCTTGCAGCTCTTTCATTTGAGCATAACAGCCGTCAATCTGGCCGTCGTGGTAGAAGTTCATAAATAGAAAATTGTCGCTAATTTGAATGTCTGGATTTTTAGTTTTCATTGTCGTTAGGTTTTTTAGTAAAATCTCTTATCTCTAAAACTGTCTTAACAGGTTCAGCTTTTATTGATTTGCCTTTTGTTGTTAAATCCTGTTTATCAACTAGACCCAAATCCCTGGCAATTATTGAGTGGTTAAAAATGTTAGCAACGGCGTAATTGAATTTTTGTGTTTTAATAATATCCTCTACGCGCGTACAGACCTCAAAAAAATCTTTTGTATTGTTGTTCTTGTAATTATACCAGCTTTGTTGACTAATATCTAAAAAGGTGCATAAACCGGATATTGTGAAAGGTATAGGCGTATGAGTTTCAACCTTGTTTCCGTCTTTACCCACATAATCGAATTTATAAACAGTTTGTTTGCTAGTTACTTCGAAATACTCTAGGCAAGCATTGTAAAACTCCTCTGGTTCTCTAAATAGCGGCTTTCTGCCGTGTGAGGATCGTTTTAACCAAAATTTATTTTGAAGTGGTGCAGACATTTAATAATTTTTATGTAAAGTTACAAGATTTTTTTTATAAAATCAATAGGTTGATGGCTTACCCCCATTTTTATTTATCTGATCGAGTATAATAAAAACAATTATTATAACAACAATTATTACTGTAATAAAGGCTTTTAGTGCTGCTTCCATAATTACTGCATAAATATTAAATTATCCTCCTCGTTTCCGTCTGAGTAGTTTTCGTTAGATTGACTCAATCCGTTTTCTGATTTCATTTTTTATGGCTCTATCGTGTGAGTTTAATAAACTTGTTATTTTTCCTTTTAAAGTTGGTTTTTGATCTCCTCCAAATTGATCTACAATTTGATAAATCCTCTTTAAATCGTTTTCGGTTATCATCTATAGTTATACTCTTTTTTTACGGCGTAAATTTGGCCTGGTTTTACTGTTGTGTCATTACAGTTTATTTTTTCTATATGCAACCTACCCAAAAATTTTAAGGTATCGCTAAAGGTGTGATTTGATGGTAAAACTCTGGCCTTACCACCTCCGGTATGTATTATGTAGATATAATCGGAGTTTGTTTGATGTAACCCTGGGGCTGTTGTGGCTGAACAACTACAAAAGACTAATATAAGAATTAAAGTTATAACAATTGCAGTTGTTAATCGGCAAAGTGTTTTAATCGTTTTCATTTTCTGTATGCTTTTTTGTTTTTGTCTTTTAGTTTTCTGGCGTATTGCGCCCGATCAATAAATAGTCCAAGCGCGGATATAAATATTAATGATAAAATAGGTATTAACAAGATATAGTTAATTTCAGTTGTCATTTTTTGGCTCCTTATTTATCTTAAAAGTTTCGTTAAACTTCCAAACGTACACCAGTCTACCATAAGCTCCTATTTTCTTTTTGTCTAATCTTATTAATTTTTTACCTTCAGTTAAATCGCTTATAGCTCGCCTTACGCTGGTAATGGGCACCTTTTTATTTTCGAATAAATACCTATGTATTTGGCAAGGTGTAAAAACACTGCGTTTGTTTCTTTTGAAAAATTGCAATATTAGTTTGTTTTGCGAAAGAGCTTTCTGTTTAGCTGTTTTTAATTCGCTTCCGGTTAGGTTTGTTGTGTTATGAAATACCGGGGAGTTTCCGTCTGGCATTGCGCTAACTAATAAAGCGCCTTTTAATAAATTTTCTTTTACTTTTTTCATAATAGTATTATTTAGTTTGATAATTTTTCTTTAATTTATCTCTACAGGATATAAGATCTACTCTAACCAGCCTTTTCCATCCTACGCGTTTGCATTCTTCTAAAGCGTATTCGATAAATTCCGGCTCCTCTTGGCTCAATAAGGCACCCATTACAGTTTTTACTTGTTTTTCTGTATCAAATTTCCAAAATTGTGGATCGTGGCTCATTTCTTAGGTATTAAATCTTTTAATGTCGAACTTTTCCCAATCCTAGCCACCGGCGCGGGCTGAACGTTCGAGCTTTTACTTGCCCCTGATTTTTTTTTATGATCATTGTATTTCTTTTGCCAGTTTTCGGCGTTCCAGGCTCCTTTGTCTGGCTCTATTAAATCACCTATAAAAGTTCTAAAGCCGTGTAATTTTTCGCCTGAGGCATTTTTATAAAGAAAATAATAATTAACCTGGGTTTTAAACCAATCATAATTACCGTCTGTTATTTGCTTTCTTATAGCATTAATTAAAAGGGCGTAGCTTTGAAACTGTCTTTGTTCTGAAATTCCGAAAACTTCGCATAAACTTTTAATTAACTTTTATTGTCCCTCACTCAAAATA